CAAGCATTCATACACACATCAAGATATGCTCGATGGGTAGAAAAAGAAAATCGCAGAGAGACATGGCCTGAGACAGTGGCTAGGTATATGGATAATGTAGTTTCTCCTATCGTATCAGATTTAAACGTCCTTGATAAAATTGAACTAAGTATACTTGATTTAAATGTCATGCCTAGTATGAGGTCAATGATGACAGCAGGTCCAGCAGCAGATAGAGACAACACTTGTATGTACAACTGTAGTTATCTACCAGTAGATGATGTTAAATCCTTTGACGAAGCTATGTTTATACTATTGTGTGGTACAGGTGTAGGCTTTAGTGTTGAGCGTCAATACATAAATAAGCTACCAGACGTACCTACACTATCTGATAGCGACACTACTATCATAGTTAAAGATAGTAAAGAAGGTTGGGCTAAAGGGTTCAGACAAGTGATAGCTTTGCTCTATGCAGGTGAAATACCTAAGTGGGATGTGTCTAAAGTTAGACCTGCTGGTGCTAGACTTAAGACCTTTGGTGGTAGAGCCTCTGGCCCTGCTCCTTTGATTGACCTATTTAACTTTACTATTAACATCTTTACTGAAGCACAAGGAAGAAAGCTAAACTCTATTGAGTGCCATGACCTTATGTGTAAGGTAGGAGAGGTTGTAGTAGTAGGTGGTGTACGTAGGTCAGCTATGATCTCACTATCTAATTTAACTGATGATAGGATGAGACACGCAAAGGATGGTAAGTTCTGGGAATTAAATGGTCAGCGTCAGTTAGCTAACAATTCAATATGTTATACTGAAAAACCTGACGAAGATGCTTTTATTAGAGAGTGGATTTCTTTAATGGAGTCAGGTACTGGTGAGCGTGGAATCTTTAATAGACAGGCAAGTAAAGTACAGGCCTCTAAAAATGGTAGACGTGACTCTAACTATGACTTTGGGACTAATCCCTGTAGTGAAATAATACTAAGACCTTATCAGTTTTGTAATCTCACAGAGGTAGTAGTAAGAGCAACAGATACTCTTGATACACTATCAGAGAAAGTTAGATTAGCTACCATACTAGGGACAATACAATCAACCTATACTAAATTTCCTTATCTACGTAAGATATGGCAAACAAATACAGAAGAGGAAAGGTTGCTTGGCGTTAGTCTTACAGGTATAATGGATAACCCATTGATGACTTCAGTAAATAAAGGGCTTGATAAAACATTAGATCACTTAAAGAATATTGCTATTACTACCAATGCTAATTGGGCAGAGCGTTTAAATATACCTGTATCTACAGCTATCACTTGTGTTAAACCTAGTGGTACAGTCAGTCAACTTGTGGACAGTGCATCAGGTATACACGCTAGGCATTCACCATACTACATACGTACTGTACGTGGTGATAATAAAGACCCTTTAACTAAGTTTATGAAAGACCAAGGTATACCATCTGAATTGTGTGTTAGTAAACCTGAGACTACTACAGTGTTTAGCTTTCCTGTACAAGCACCTAACAAGTCATCTACACGAAATGATATAACTGCTATTGAACAATTAAATATGTGGTTAACATACCAAAGGCATTGGACAGAACATAAACCATCTGTCACAATATCAGTTAGAAAAGGTGAGTGGATAGAGGTAGCTTCGTTTGTCTATAAGAACTTTAACGAGGTAAGTGGTGTCTCCTTTCTTCCGCATGATGATCATATATATCAACAAGCACCCTATCAAGACTGTTCCAAGAGTGAGTACAAGAAGTTAAAAAGTACTATGCCTAGTAAGATTAATTGGTCTAAGCTATCAGAATTTGAGGCAGAAGACACAACTAAGTCAAGTCAGACGTTTGCTTGTACTGGTGAGGTTTGTGAAATGGTAGATATTAGTTCGTAGACACTTGTATTATATTTAAAGATACTTATATTATATATACCCCTCAGTGGAAATAAGGAGTTAGTATGGCTAAATGGGATATACCCGACAAATGTAACTTACCTATAAAGGAGAAAGACAATGTAAATCACCCACCCCATTATGGAAATGGTAAGATTGAATGTATAGATTACATACAAGACTTTCTAACCACAGAGGAGTTTATAGGATACCTCCGTGGGAATATAGCCAAATACCTGCATAGGTGGAGATATAAAAATGGAGTAGAAGATCTACAAAAATCACAATGGTATACTAAAAGACTCATAGAGTTCTATAAAGATAACCAATAAAAAAAGCCCCCGTACCAACTAAGGTATGGGGGCTTAATTATTTTAAATGTATGTTTTATTAAGGGTACTTTTTCCAGCTTAGTTCCCAATGTGGTCCATCAGGAAAGCTCTTCCAGTCACCGCCCCAGTCAATACTGACCTTAAGTTCTTTTGCGGCTTTCTTCATAGCTTTCTCTATTGGGTCAAAGTCTTCCCATTCCCAAGAGATGGGCCAAGGTGCTATGTCTACAGCATGACCTGTTAAGTGTCTTGAGTTCATTGTGGTGCTTTTACCAGTCTTAACAAGCTCTCTTTGCCTGTCTATATGCCTAATACCTTCAATTACGGTAAAGTCTTTCTCAGTAATCTCTATTGCTTTTTGTATTACTTCCTGTAAATCTGGATTAACACCTGATAGATTTTGAAGGCTTCTTAGCCCTAGTTCGTATCCCATTATTTCTTTCCTCCAAAGAATTTAGTAGCAGATCTTATACCAAACGAAGCTGCTATCACAACACCTAAAGAGTAGCTGTACCACGAGGGAGCTAGCTCAAGTGCAGTAAAACCTGCTGCTGCTATTTCTCTACCCCAGTCTCCACAAAAACTTAGTATAAATGGGCCTGACAAAAGTAGTACCAAATACTCATCTTTCCATGAAGCCTGTGTAGCTTTCATTGCTTCAAGATCCCAGTCTATTTCACCTGTAGCAATCTTTAAGTCTTTAGTAGCTTTCGCCTTTTGTATGGCAGTCTTACCGTCAATCCATGAACTAGCAAGACCAGCTATAGGTCCAAGTATATTACCAAGCCCAAACATCAGTTACCACATTTACATTTGTCGCAACAATTACAAGGCATGGCTAGTATTGCACGTAGCACACGATTAAGATAAGACATTATTCTGTTCCACCTTTTTCTTTTAGTACTATGCCAAATATACCACCTACTATACCTATCCAAGTTAGTACAGGCATCGTAAGTACAAATCCTAGTCCTACACCACCAACTGCTAATGCAAGATATGTTGTAGGCTCTTTTAATCTAGCTGTAATCCAATCCATAGTTATTTCTCCTATTTAAAAGTATATGATAATCCAATAGATAGATCACTGTACTTAAAGTCTCCATCTAAAGATAATTTAGAATATGTAGATAACCCACCTAACAGTGGAACTACACTTTTTACAGAAGCTCCGTCTATATTAAAAGAAGAGCTACTGTAAGACCAGTCTAATGAAGGTCTTATAGATATTCTACCTAAACTAGCAGTAGCACCCACATCTCCTGACCACTTCTTAGTCTTAAAACCATACTCAACAGATGTGTCTGGTTTAATCAGTGACATAATGCCACCTGTTGATACTCCTTCAGCTTGTACAGAAGCTGTTGATAGAGCAATTATAGTCCCTGCTATAAATAAACTTTTCATTTAGTATTATCCTTTTATTTGCTTTGATTACTTTTACTTTTACTTAATGCTGTAGCACCCATAAATCCTAACACTACTCCCATTTGAGCTACTAGAAAAGTGTTAAGAAACCCTGATGCTGATTCCATACGAGGTATATTAATAATGGGTGTAAGTAGTATTATAACTGTAACTATTGTTGTACCCATAGCCAACCAAGCCATAGTACGTTGTGTATCCATTAACTTATCTTCGTTTTCTAAACGTATCCATCTTTCGTGTCTATTTAATTCTTCATCAGTAATAATGCCATCACCATCTGTGTCAGCTACTGCGTACTTGCTATCTGCTTGTAATTGTTTTGACATTGTTATTCCTCGTTTTTAGCAAAAGCTGATCCAGTTAATATTGCACCAAACGCTAGATGAAACAATCCCCCACCCATAAGAGTAAAAGGACTATGTTGACCTGTGAGCTTTTTCATTAATTCCATTTGAACCATTGGCTCAGTAGTAGAGTTTATAATATCCATAAACTGTGATATATCTGGTCTATTAATCCCGTACCAAACAGGCACGAAAAGGAAGTCATAGAAGCAGATCAGTAGATAAAATCCTAATGCCCAACCTCTCCAGACCATAGTTGCTCTTTGTTGGGGGCTAAGTTTAGACACACGGAGGAGTACACATCTGTATTTTAGCACCGTATGCTATTATACCAATTAATACAGCTAGTATAACACCTATCCAAATCCATTTATATTCAATCATGCTGATTCTCCATAGTGGTTAAATTCAAAACACTTAGCTTTTACATAGTGCCCAGTGGAAATTAGTCCTTTTGCAACACTATATATTTCTTTCTTGCATTCTAGTTTAGTTTCAAACAATTGGTTTTTACGTATCATTACATCACACGTAGTAGAATCCGTAATTAAAGTACAATATAATATAACAGCAAAGTACACCTAATTACCAACTAGAGGGTTGTCTAGGGCTTCTTGTAGCCTTGTGTTTAATCTATCTTCTAGTTTAGTCATGGAGTCTTCTATGCGACTCTCTGTTTCTCTCATTGTATCACGAACATCTTTTTCCGTTTCACGATTTAATGACTCTACTTCCCTCATAGAAGCTGTTGTATCTTTTTGTAGTTGGTTCATTTCATCTATAGCATTTTGGACTTCATTACGTATTTTATCTACGTGACCTTCTACGGTCATTATATCTTCTCGTAAGTTATTTTTAATATCACGAGTATAATCTATAGCTTCATCTAATTTAGTCTGTGTTAAAATGTTCTGAGCTGTTATTGTATCTACATCTATCTCTTGGATAATCTCTTTCATATCCATGTAGTCTTTATAGAACTCGAAGCCACCCCATAGTCCACCACCTAATGCAGAAACAATTGGTACAAGTAGAATGAGTCTTCCACCTTTTATTTTTGCCCCAGCTATCTCTACTTCTGCCATACTACACCTTAGTTTTCAAATGATAAACTTCTTAATTGATTAAGTTCTTGTTGTAGTTTCATAACCTCTAGTTCTTTTTTTTGTAACTCTAGTTCGTATAGTCGGTTACAATTAATTCTTGACTTAACTCTTTTACCTAGTGGTATTATAATCCTACTGTATACACCTATGTCTCCAACCTTTTTACCGTTAGTAGAAATAGTACCACCCTGTATTAATCCTGTAACACCAAACTCTAACTGTGTTGCAGAACCTATGGCATTACTACAGTCTAGTTCACCTGCTCTAAACTTATCTGACTGATAACCCATACTAGAGTTAGGTAGTGACAGGCTTAACGAGTTAGATGTTGAGTCTGCCCAACTAATTGTATAGCTACTAGTAAGTATAAGTAAGACTAAAAGTATTCTCATTGGTCTTGCTTTATCTTAGAGCATATTCTTGAGGATATAAGAGTAACTTGTTCTGTACTTTTATACACTTTTGACTCTGTACATATATACATAGCTTTTGGTATATCTACTGACCTTATATATACTTCAAATAGTTTTCTTCTACTGAACGCCACTTTTATTACTCTTGAGCTAGATGCAAAAGGTAATGATTTCCAATCCTCAGTAAAGACTCCTATCTCATAGTACTCTACATCATCTCTTCTATTAAACAGCTTCATCTTTGCTACGTATACATCGTCTACATAAGATGGTACTAGCTTGGGATAGGTAGGTGTCATTTCGTGTGCATGTAGGGTTGTACAAAAAATAAGACCTAATGCTAGTATTATTTTGCTATACATTCTGCTTTAATTAATGC